ACCAAATGTACTGCGTTTTATTGTTGATGATATGAGCCGTGATAGTTCTAGCACAGAAGAACAACAGGGCGAGAACAAAGAAACACAGGCTGAAATTGAACGAGTGATAGGTATGGGTCACGATATGTTTAAGCATATCATGGCGCTGAACACTTATACAGAGCCTTTCCTAAGTTTAAAAACTAATGATCAGAGAAACATCATTGAACAATTACTGGGCATTACACAGCTCAGTGAAAAAGCAACGCTACTCAAAGATCTAATTAAAAATACCAAAGACAGTATCAAAGAAGAAGAATATAGAATCAAGGCAGTAACTGATGCAAACACTAAAATTAAAAACTCTATTGACGACCTGGAACGTCGTAGTCGTCTTTGGCAGGCCAAGCAAAAAGAAGATCTCGAAAAACTTGCGGCAAGTATAAATGAACTTCTAAACATAGACATTGAGCAAGAGCTAGCAAATCACAAATCATTGTCTGTATGGAAGTCCAATGAAAAAGAATTAAAACAACATAACAAAGATCTTGCAGGCCATCAAAGTTCTATTAAACGTATAACTCAACAGCTAACAGATCTCGCTGGTGCACAGGGTAAAGCACTGGATCATAAATGTCACACCTGTGGTCAAGATGTACATGATCATCAACAAGCAGATATGATCAGAGAAATCAATGACGCCATTGCACTATTAGCCAGTGAACTTGAACGAGAACAAGAAGACATCAAACAAGTAGAAACGCTGATTAAAGATCTGGGTAAACTAGGTACAGCGCCAACAGTACGCTACAATAATATTGATGATGCTGTCAATCATAAAAGTACACTGGAAACTATGCAAGATCAGTTTGAACGTAGGGCACTAGAACTAGATCCCTATGTAGAACAAATAGATCATTTGCGCGAAACTGCGCTGGAAGAAATTAATTTTGAAAGCATCAATGCTCTGGTAAAATTAAACGAGCATCAAGACTTCTTGCTTAAATTACTAACAGCCAAAGATAGCTTTGTAAGAAAACGAATTATTGAACAGAATTTAACTTATCTAAATCATAGACTTGCTCATTATTTAGAAAAGCTGGCACTGCCACATGAAGTTAAATTCCGTAGCGATCTCGAAGTTGATATTACTCAACTTGGACAAGAGTTTGACTTTGATAATCTAAGTCGCGGAGAACGTAACAGATTGATCCTAGGATTAAGCTGGGCTTTCCGTGATGTTTATGAAAGTCTAAACAAGCCATTAAACCTGTTATTCATTGATGAGATGATTGACAGTGGCATGGATGCCAATGGTGTTGACAATGCTCTGGGCATACTTAAGAAAATGGCCAGAGAACAAAAGAAGAATATTTTCTTGATTAGCCACCGTGATGAACTGGTGGGGCGTGTAAATAACATACTACAAGTAGTCAAGGAAAACGGATTCACAACGTTTAATACCGACGTCGAAATGGTAGAAGCATAAGGAAAACAAAATGACAGAACCAACAGAAATCACAAACCCACACGAATATATCGTTGCACAATACGAAGCATACATTGCAGAAAATGCCAAGTTTTCTGACAAGGGTGTTAAGGCAGCGGCAGGTCGCGCACGTAAAGCATTGCAGGAAATGAGCAAAGGCATTAAACTGCGTCGCAAAGAGATTACAGAGCAAAAAGCGGCATTATCAGCTAAGTAATCACGCTAATGACATGGTTGTTTGAAGGACAAGTAATTGATACCTTACCCGATGACTGTATAGGTTTTGTTTATCTCATCACCAATACAGTTTCGGGTCGTAAGTACGTTGGTAAAAAACTTGCTAAGTTCTCCAAAACAACCTATAAAGTTGTCAAACAAAAAAACGGCACCAAAAAACGTAAAAAAATTAAATCTAAAATCGACAGCGATTGGCAAACATACTATGGCTCCAATGACGAACTTAAAAAAGACGTCGAAAATCTAGGCTCAGACAAATTTACCCGTGAAATATTACATTACTGCAATAGTAAGGCACAAACATCATACTTAGAAGCGAAAGAACAATTTGACCGTAAAGTCTTGGAAACAACGGACTATTACAATGGACAGATCAGCGTTCGCGTACACGGCTCCCACATACTAAACAAATTTTAAATCGGCAACAGCCCAATAATTTTAAACTACTGATAAAGCTAGCACCGGTAAGTCAAATAGGTGCCCAAATCCGTTCTGATGTGTGACGGTAGGAAATTCTGTGCAGTAGCAGAGACATGATTGCCACTACCCTGATGATGTCAGGACGAAGCGTTAGTCTTGAAAGACGCTGGCAAGTGTATGTATAGACAAAAAGAGTAGGCACTGCTGAGTCATTGCATCCTACAAGAATATCCCAAGTTCATCTATCAGCTAGGATATTCTGCGTTATATAGGACTACATAAAAGGGTACAGCGTAACCGCCCTTGCTAGCAATAGTTGTAGCGATAGATTACGATAATGGGCCTCAGACATGTTCTGTTTCATTATTTCACTTTTGCCCTTAACAGGGCAAAGTACGATTGCAAAACCTTGACATAGTACTTCAATAGAACTAACTTGACGATATAGTTAAGATAGAATTAAAAGAATTAAGTTTTATTAGCGTAAGCGTGTAAAACATAATTCTAGTTGTTCTTGAACAACTTAAAACTGTCCCTGTGTTAATGTATCTTTGGGCTTGACACCACGATCTAAACTTATCTTATCTTTAAGTATCTTCACGAATATTGTACGTTCGTCATGACTTAACTGCCATAACTGATCATAGCTCTGTCCTGAGTATATTGCTAGTGTTGCTATGTCTTCGATTATGGCTTTTGTCTCTTTTTCAAGACCTGTTAACAACTTCATAATTTCAGGCCCTGACTTAAGAGCCAAAAGCCTCATGCGAAAAAAGTTGTAGGATTCAAATCAAGTGTTGATGTATATACTTTACTGCATTTCTGACACTGCACACTGAACTCTTTGCTAACGCCCACTTTGTTAGTGTTCATAATAGCAGTTTCCAGTTTTGTATATTCAGGCTTGCTGAGATCACGTACCCACTCTTCAATCATCTTTCTGTCAGACACTACAGATCCATCTGGTAGTAATACTGTGTCAATACTAGATGATACAACATTGATACTTTCATTGGTCAGTGTTTCATAGCTCTTAGTTAACAACGCTACTTTTTCCTTTTCAGGTAAGTTTTGTTGTTCAGCAAGTTGTAAGCCACGTATCTGTTCATACTGTACCCAGTTCAGACTTAACAAATGTTTAACTGTGATAGGCTTAGTGAATATTTTAATACCAGATTCATGTTCAATAGGAGGATTGTCTTCGAGCACTGTGATACTGCCAATTAAATGATTCAAGTCAACGGATACTTCATTGACTGCCTTTTCTTCGCAGTCACACTGTGTTGTTACATCCAGTTTATCACCATAGGTACAGCGTTTGATGGCAACTAATATAGCATCCAAGTCTATGCTGGGCATATTAACAGGATCTGTAATAGTAGGTGCACAACTACTGATTAGCTGTGTCAGTGCATTGCCGTTTAGCAAGCTATCTGCATTTTTTAGCAACAGTTCATCCTTGGCAGTTAAAGGATAAACAGGTATTTCACCCATGTCATTTAATTCTGCGGGTTTAGTGTCATAGAATTTGCCCTGACTGGGTAGTTTGATGTATATACCTGGCTTCCTAAAGAAGGCCTTCAAAGGATTTGATAGATGCTGATTTTCCATAGTTTTCTCCAACTAAATATTGATATGAATATTATATTCTTATTTATGTACGTATTTAATGGCTGACTCTACTACTATCAACGGCGTTTACCCAGACGGTTCTGCATTCAAATTTAGTTTGGATGGCCTTGCCACGCACAATCAAATGGAACGTTTGATCAAGCTGACAGCCACTATGGCCAAACGCGACAGCAAAAATACACCCGATGAAAAAGAACGCATAGAGCTTCTGGAAAAGGGTAACAAGCAATACAAACAATATAATAAGAATTTAGACGACGTCAATGACGGCATGGACTCATTTGAGTCATCATTGCAAAAAGCCAGTACAGTTACATCATTGTTCAAGGGCCACATGTTCAGTGCCATACGAGCACTGGATACTCCTATGGCCAAACTGGCTGCGGGTATGGGTGGATTAGTAGCTGGCTTTGTGAATTATGCAGATGACCTACGCCCTGCGCTACAACGTGGTATCAGTGGCGGAGTATTAGATTTTGCGGTAACTGCCAAATCAGCTGGCCTAACACTGGGTGATTTCAACAAAGCATTAACAGCCACAGGCGGTACGTTTACCATGCTGGGTGATGGTGCAACACAGGGCGCACGTAATTTTGGTACATTGATCAACAGTGTACGTGGTGCCACAGCCAGCGTGGGTAACCTGGGCATGAGCAACGAACAGATGGCAGAGTTTACAGCGCAACAATTAAAAGCATCTGTGCAACAGGGCTTAAAAGGTAAACAAGCACAGGATGCAGTTATTAGAACATCTAAAGTACTAGGTGATGAGTTTGATAATCTAGCAAATAGAACAGGTAAGACTATACAGGAAATGGCAGAAGCCGCCATCAAGTTGGTTAATGACCCCACAGTTAACAGTTTCTTAGCGTCTCTGGGCAAGGGCGGCGATAAAGCCAGTGCGGCCATGCAAGCTGTGGGCGCAAACATGACAGCACTGTTTGGAAAAAGTGGTGAGAAATTAGCCAACGAAGCGGCGCAGGCCGCGGCATCTGGATTGCCACTGACATTTAATGAAATGGGTAGATCAGTGGCAGGCCTGGCCCCCAGCTTGTACAATGAAGTAGAGCGACAAATGAGCAGAGCTGCCCAGGGCTTCACGCCCAGTGAAGAAGATAGGCAACGACTGCGAGAATCTGCACTGGAAGCAGAACGAACCATGGGCGAACAACTACGTGTGTATGCGCAGTCCAATGATGCTGTAGGACAAAATGCCAAACAAATACTGGCCATGGCGGCCGAAGCTCGTAGCTATAACACGGATGCTAATGTAGAAAAACGTAAACGTGAAAAAGCCGCACAGGACTTTAATACAGAAGTTAATAAACTAAGTGCAAACATGAACCAATTAATGGTACCATTCTTACAGTTATTGAATGGTATAGACTGGACGTTCATGTTCCAAGTATTAAATGGATTTGCGTCGACAATTAAAACATTATTAACTCCCTTGGAATGGATAGGTAAATTACTGGGCGCCTCAGGTCTTGGTACAGTTATCGGTGGCTTCCTGGGATTAGTCACAGTGGGTACACTGTTAGTATCTGGCTTTGGATTATTAGCCAATGGTGTACGTGGCCTTGTTGGAGTTATCACTACTGCAATTAGCAGAATAGGTCTAATGAATGGTGCAATGGGCACTGGTAAAGTGGGTCCAGCTGCCGCAGGCGTAGCACCCGCAGGTACCGCAGGCGCCAGTTCTACAGCACGAACAGGTATAGGTGGTCTGGCAGACAAAGAACGAGAAGTTGCGGCTAGACTGAGTTCTGAACGAGATGCAAGAATAGCAAGAGCACAGGAAATGCGCAGAGAGCGTCCTGAGTTAACGGCGGCACAAGCCATGGACAGGGCCAAACAAGAACAATTAACAGCAAATCAAGGTCCACAGTTAAAGAAATTATCTGAATCAGAAACTAAAATTGCCAAAGTAGGAAACACGGTTGAGAAGTTCGCAGGCGCCATTGCAGGCGTTACGGTTGCACTAACTGGTACTGCTATGACTATTGCCGGTGAAGCATTATTACGTGAAGATGCAAACAGTGCAATGGGTGAATTCTTAGTTAAATGGGGTGGTGTTGTAAGTACATTTGGTACTGTTGCAGGTCTGCTACTGCAATTTGCGCCTGTAATCAGCGGTGCTATTAGCACGGTTACGGCATATATGACTTTGCATGGTGGCGCTATACCAGCACTGACTGCATTTATAGCAAATTTATGGGCATCAAGCAAAGCCCTGGGTACAGGATTTTTAAGTATATTGGGCAAATTTGGCACAGGATTGGCTACGGCAGGTAGATTATTGTTGCCAATGTTAGCAGGCCTAGGTACAGCTCTAGCAGGCGCCGCAACGGCAGTGGGCGGATTCTTAGTTGCAGCCGCACCAGTTATTGCAGTTATTGCAGGTATAGCGGCCGCAGGATATTTGTTATACAAATCCTTTGATTTCCTTGTTGCCGGTGTTAAGTGGCTAGCTGAAGGTATCTGGAACGGACTAAAAGCAGTCTGGGAAGGAATAACAACTGTGGGAGGTTGGATAGCTGACGCAGGTAAAACAGTGGCCAATGGTGTTAAATCACTTTGGGATACGATGACAAAGCCATTTGTTGCTCTAGGAGATTGGTTAAAAGGTAGTTGGTTGGGTAAAAAATTATTTGGTGATTCTGAGGACAAAAAAACAGCAGAAACTAAAAAAATGTCTGCGGATACAAACACAATGACATTAGATCAGATCAATGCGGCCAAAGCTGCACTGCGCTATGGTAATGCCAACGACATGTCTGACAGTGCCAACGGTGTATCTTCCCCAAGAATGATTCGTATTGGTGAACCGGAAAGTCAAAATATCAATGACACCCTAGTTAATACTCAGGCGTCTGCCCTGGATCAGAAGTCAATGAAAGAAAATGAGAATACAAAGCAATTGATAACATTGAATAAGAACATGGAATCATTGATAGAAAGCAGTGATGCTAACCTAAGCGTAAATGGTAAGAATGCCAGTATCAATGACACCAATGGTAGGTATATACGCAATAAATCATTGTATGGAACTGCATGATAACCATAAATAATAAACAGGATAAAATAAATGAGTTGGCGTAAACACTTTCAAATACCACAAACAGCAAACGAAATCGCAGGCAATAAACGCGGCCAATCCCAACATGCAGGTTCTAGTAACAAGTTCAGCAGTTGGTTAAAGGACGTTTATACGGGCGCACCTAATCGTGTTGATAGATACCAACAATATGAGATCATGGACAACGACAGTGAAGTCAATGCAGCCGTTGATACTATCGCTGAATTCTGCACACAGTTTGACTATGAAAGCAACTTGCCTTTTAGCATAGAGC